CACCAGATTCTGCAAGTACACCATCAGCACAGAAGATAACGAAGACAGAAACCAACTGGGTATAACCATCGTTGATAACCTTATAACCAGTACCACCAAAGGAGACAATCGTGAATGCAGATGCAACCATCGACTTACCCTGATTAGGGAAGGATGCAGATCCATCTAATTCAAGACCAGGGAAAGGACAGTTAGGTTGCTTGACCTTAGCACCATCAACCTCAGCACCGCCACCACCTAGGAAGGAGATAACAGATGAGTTCTGTGTATATGGAGATGCCTCAATGATTGGATAATCATCATAGTCACCACGAATTGCTACCCTTACATTATTAGCATCCGTTGCAAAGTTATCTGGATATGTTAGGATTAGTGCTGGATCGAATAACGTTCCGAAAGTTTTAACTGTAGAACCAGAAGAAACTGTTTCATCTAAGATGTCTTCAAACAGACCCATCATTGTATTGATGGAAGATGCAACGCTTGCACACAATGGTTCCGATCCACCAGTGTAGACAGTAACAGAATTCTGTGTTGTTCTTACAAATGTGTGTGCTGATTGTGGTAGGTGAGATACTGCATTAGCAGTGGCACTTACCCATGTATGTGGAGATTGTGGTAGGAATTTAACACCGTTGGTAAGACCACTTACAAAGTTATGAGTAGTTACGTTAGATGATGTACCAACATTAACCGTTAATGTTCCAGTTTGTCTTTGAATACCATTTGCTGCAGCACTTACGAATGTATGTGCGCCAGCGTAAGTAGAACCACCAATATTAACAGAGAATGTATTGTCGTCGATCTTTGTAATTTCTAACCAACGATTACTTGCATAATCAAATCCAGCACGAGGATATGATTTTTGTACTGAGTTACCATCTAGGACACATGTATATGTTAATGCGGCATCATCGATCTTAATGTAATCACCAGTAGCGAATCCATGATTTGCTAATGTAAATGATACAATACCAGTAACTGCATCGTATGGTGCATCGGTAACTGTAAATGTTGCAGCTCCAACAGCAGTGACCTCTAGAGATGTTCCAGATGCAGGGTCTGTAGAACGAGGGTATGCATGATTTGTTTGATTGTTATCTTGATCACATGTAAATGTTACAGCACCATCTTCTAATACAATATTTCTTCCTACGCCAATACCATGTTGACCTACGGTAAGAACTAGTTCTCCAGTATTAGGATTGTATGCAGCGTTACTAGCAGTGAGTAACTTGTTTGCAGGAGATGCACCAACATTAACTGTGATAGTAGTATCAGATTTTGCGGTGATAGGTAGTGATCTTCCACCAGCTTTATCAACAGCAGCTCTTGGATATGTCTTGGTAGCAGTATTGCCATCCATATCGCAAGTAAAGCTCAATGAATTGTCAGCAATAACAACGCCTTCTCCAACGTCTAGGTTGTGACTTCCGATTGTTAGTTGTAAAGAACCTGTTGCAGGATCATAAGTACCATCGGTAGGAGTAAACTGAACATCTGGTCCAGATGCTCCAACATTAACTGTGATAGTATCTGTTGTTGTAGCAGTGACAGCTACTGAAGTTTCATATGCTGGTTGACCTGATTGTGGTAATGCATGTTCTGTTACATTACCATCCATCGCGCAAGTAAACACGAAGGATTCTGTATCCAATCTGAGAGAGTTGGCAGTCGTTACTCCATGACCTGCTCCAACTGTGAGGGTAAATTCACCAGTAGCAGGATTGTAAGCAGCATCGGTTGGAGTGAAGAATCCAGATGGTACTCCAGCAGTAGAATCTAATAAGATATTCCAATCTTCAAACTTAGGAATAGTAGAAGTTATTGGAGTTGGATCATAGATAATGATCGTTCCATTTGTTTTTGCACTAGCAAAGGTATGTGCAATACCAGCAGCAGTTCCTGCATCTCCAACATTACAGTTAACTGAGATAGTTGTTGTTCCAGATACAGCAGTAATTTCGTAACTCTGTCCGTAGTTGGAATCGAATCTGTCTGGACTTGCATGGTTAGCTGCGCCACTACCTGTATCACAAGAGAAAGTAATAGCACCTTCTGTAAATGCGATCCTATCTCCTACTTGTGGAATACCACTTGCTGATACAGGATATGTAACAGTCAATCCACCTGTAGTAGAATTGTATACGGCACCAGTTGGTGTTACAGAATTGACTCCACCACCAGACCAGTTACGCATTGCTTCCAATGCATACAACTTAGCTCTTTGGAAAGCATATAGTGTAGAAGGACGTTGTGCTTCAGCAATACCAGTTAACTGAACACCAGTAAAGTATGATTCAGCGACAGTAACAATTCCATTGTTGCCACCAAGTACCAAGTCCTTAATAAGACCATTAAGTACAATTCTGATATCTCTACGGCACTTTCTTTGATTAGTATCACTAAGATTTAATAGTGGGAATTGTGCCTCTGTGTCTTTAAGTGCTTGATCTGCAATTAGATCTTTGTTTCTACAAATTAGATAAGCAGCATCTAGGTATGTACCATTCTGGTTGTTTGTAATTACATCAGCCCAGAGGAATGCTAGAGTATCAATAGCAGATGCTACGTTAGCACAAGCAGGTGTTCCTGCAGTTGCTGTGATAACAGTATCATCAAAATACCTAGGTACAGATGAGTATACTGGAGTATATACTGGATCTGTTGGAGTACCGTTGCCAGTTCTCCAGTTTCTCATACAATAAATTGCTAATTCTCTAGCATATTCAATTGCACGAACGTTTTGAATAATTTCATCTTCAATGTAAGTAACCTTACCACCAACAATGTACTTCTGCGCTGCTTCGATTACGTTGTGGTTAGATCCAAATTCAAGGTCTCTAACGAGAGCATTGATAAAGTGAACAACATCTTGCTTACATTGTAGATCACCATCACTACCATTAGCACTTGGTGAACTATAAGATGGATAAACTTTTTGACCAGCATCACATTCTAGAGTCATTCCCTCTAGTTTAATGTGATCATCTTCATTCAAACCTGCAACAGGATTATCTGTTGTTACAGTTGCAACACCAGTTACAGCATTGCTATAAACAAAGTTGGTAACGTTATAAGTAGTACCACCAAATTTTACAGTACCACCAGAAACATAAGTATGTTCTTGTTCAGCAAGACCTATAAAAATATCAAACGAGTTTCCGCTGATATTATATGCAGAGTAGAAGTATCTTGCAAATTCTGAATTGATTCTTCCTACAACTTCATCTGCAATGAAATCTCTATTGTTGCGTAGGAATACACAAGCGTCTTGGAATCTTCTCTCTACAGGAGAAGAAATTGGGAATGTGTTTGGAGAGTTAAGTAGCGATAAAGTAATAGATTTAGTCGCTGTTTTAACAACTGCAAATTGACCAGGATCCAGATTAGCATCTGTAATCGCTGGCATCTTCTTAGGAATTACAAATCGTCTGCAACGACCGTCAGCATCTTCCAGAACTTTGTAAATTCTCTGTCTTCCGTTTAGAGCAGATAGATCAGGTGTCGCAGTAGGAAGACCTTCAATTAAAATTTCTTGACCTTCTTTAAATTCGTGTGTATTAGTTCTACCAACTAGTGCGTTAGTATAGAATACGATACCACCACTGTCTTCTGCATTACCAAACTGATCACTCTGGAAACCACCTTGAGTAATAGAAGGATCTCCTTGTAAGGAGAAATCAATTCTAGAGATAGGTAATGATGTGTTATAATCTGTATCTACAGAAACAACTTCACCTTCAGCACGAATCGACTTTAGTTTTGTTGTGTTTAGTGTTTCTACCTGAGCATTTCCAGTGAATACTTCAATGGATGCTGTTTGAACTGTTGTCCAACCAGTAGATCCAAGAATAGGTAGGTAACTAACTTCCCATGAAGTTGGGTTGTTAATATCATTTGGTTCAATCTGAGTTACTTCATAGTAACCAGCAGCAGGAGTAAATGTTGCATTACCAACATCACTTAGATATACGTATGTGCCAGCTGGTGTTACTGAAGTAGGATCAGTAGACCATGTAATTTTGTTTGCAGCAGTTGTTCCTGTGGACGTTAGTGCTAGAGGACTACCTGTGTTGTGAGTAACAGCTGTTACATAATTAAATTGTTCACCTTCAACGAAAGAACCACTGTCTAGTTGAATATCAATAGTACCATTTACATATGCAGATGCACCAACTTGAGTATCAAAAACAACACTTTGAATGATTGCTCTTGCACCAGTGTTGACACCAACTACTTTCAATCCACTAACTAGAGTAGATAAACCAGTGTTATTCTGGAATGTAACTCTAAACTGTTGTGGTCCAAAGATTTGATGACCGATTGGGAAGTCAGTACCAAAATCTCCATTGGCATCAGCATCAACTAGGATACGCTGTTTGTCATCAAAGACCATTGCGAAATCCCAAGTCGCAACTGCGTCACCATTGGAATCAATTTTATCTCTATAAGTTACACCAATAACGTAGTTCTTATCACCAAACTTAAAGATGTGCTTGTTTGGGTTAGCAGGTCTGATGATTACAAGACGAAGGTTGTCACCAACAACTGATGCGTCAGGTGGTAGTGAAATTGGGTTATCTTCTACATAATCACCACCAGATACGATAAGCGTTTCTTTAACGCCAGGTGTTGCCCACGCTAATTGTGCTGCTTTCTTAATACTTCTAACTGGGTTTACAGCAGAACGACCATCGTTAAGGTCAGAACCAATCTGCTGTGAAACGTAGATACGACCACCAACGTCATTCGTTGCTAGGTTGAGGACGTATTCTGTAGTTGCAATCTTGTCGGATCTATCACCTAGGAGCGGAGTAATAGAACGAGGGAACTCACCAGCTGGACCAGTTTCAGAATATCCATACTCATTCTGATCAACTACGCGGAAACCAATGTGCTTAAACTGAACTTCTCCGTTCAATTCAATACCATCTGTATGTACAGGAGCATCAGATCCTGTTTGTCCTGAGTTTAATGCTTGGTATACGTTTTGTCCGAAGTACCTGTATGCATTCTCCTGTAGGATAATACCAGAAGACCATAAAGTACCAGAATTATTGATAAATGTTTTTAGAGATGGTGCTCTAAATGCTGCGTTAGGAGTAACAAAGTTATCAATATCAAGGTTGAGGATTCTCGCCGTATCAGAAATGATAGACGTTGAGGTTCTAATAGCACCGTTGATGTCAAGTTCAAAGTCAACGGTATCAAGAACTGCTTCAGCAGATGCACCAACACCACCACCGCCTGATAAAGTAACAAGAGGTGCTTGTGTATATCCGCTACCTGGTTCGTTAACAGCAATAGATACTACCTGACCATTAAAGATGAATGCAGAACCCTGTGCTTGGACTCCACCACCACCAATAGGTGCAGCGATTGTTACAACTGGTGGCGAGATGTACCCAGAACCACCCGTTAAAATTTTAACGTCATTAACACGCTGCCCCGTTCTATTAATACCAACACGGGGCAATCCCGTATTAGCATCTAACTGCGTTCTTAGAATTTCTTTTTCTAATGAACCTGTACCGCCTCTAACAGTAAGTTCATCATTACCGACCAGTTTAGGTTTAGAACCCTGAAACTTTTCTTTATCGGAATTAATATGAATTGACATGTCGCAGCCTAACTCCCAGAACCTGTATTATCCTCAGTTGTATTTAGCATCCTCATGCCCACTCAAGTGTTGTAACTTGAGTTGATACTGCCCATTTGATAGTAGAAGTTGTACCTGCTCTAATAGTAGAATAGGAGAATCTATTTGTTGCACCCACAGGAGTAATTGACCAAGTTTGACCTGAGGGAATATCGTCCTTGATAATTGTTTCCATAGTTGACATCACAGAAACTGCTCCTGCTCCGTCGCAATACACTGCTGACTCTAACTTACTGGTAAAAACAACACCAGCATCATTTACTGCAACAATGTGACCAGTAACAAAATTCATAGTGTTATTGGGAATAGGAATTTGTGTTCCTACTCCATCTAGTGCTAATGATGATGTATTGATACCACGTAAAATATATGTGGTAGTGTTACTATCTGTATAGTTAGAGTTTTTAATTTCTAAAGTATTCAGATCTTTACCATTTCTGTCTTCATCGACAATTACAGTTTTTCCGATAGAAAAACCACCTGAAGAATCAAACTTTTCGATTGTAGTTGCCATTTTAGTTCTTAGTAATTGTGGATGAGAAAGTAATGAGGACAGTATTTGTAGCAGGAACGTTAGCTCCTAATGTAATATTTAACCTTGCTTCATTTCCAGCAGTAAATTCAAACTCTGGAACAATCAATTGATAGTCAGTTCTCAAGTTTCCATACTCTGTATGGAATACATCTGTACCATTATCTGTTACACCAAATTCGATAAACTCTTTGTTTCCATCTACTTGGTTTTCTGCAACTACAACTACCTTTGCTCCTTTAGCAATAGTAGTGTCATATATGTTGGAACCACCATTATTTGATGCACCTTTAGTCAATGAAATTTTCTCAGAAGCAATTTTAACATCTGCAAGTTCAAATTCTTTAAGATCTCCATCGAAGACCTTAACTCCATTATATGTTCCAGTTCCAAAACCAGTGTTTAGATATACATCACCTTGATCATCCAATCTAAGGATAGGATCTACATAAATTCCTGTGGAAACACCAAGATCGAAATATGGTTTTGAAGTATGTAGGAAGGTCTTTGTAGCATCAGTGTTATCAAATGTGGTTTCTGCATTATTAAATGTCATTAAGTTTGCAGTAATCTCAAACTGTTGACTTGTTTGAGATCTGATTGTATCTACAGCAAAGAAATCGAGTGCAGTCGTGCTGAGCTGCATTGTGTTGCTTCCATCATTGTAGAAGTACAAGATGTTTTCATTTGCACCAGGAACAGTTTCAGGAATAATATAAGTATTTTGATCAACGTCTTTGACACCACCAAGAGAACCCCAGTTGGTTCCGTCATAACCTTCATATGTTAGATTGGTTGTGTTGTATCTAATAGAACCTTGCTCTGCAGTTCCTCTCTCACCAGTAGTTCCATTTGGAATTACAAGAGATGTTGTAGAATCAATATTAACTTTTTTACCAGAGTTAGGTCTTAGAACTAGATCGTTAATGTCTGTAGATACTGCATTATCTGCTAATCTTAAATCACCATTAACAACTAATGGTAAATCACCTAGAGGTCCAATTCTCAGTTCTTCGATATCCTCAAATGTTAGAGGAGCAACTGCGATTTGTGAGTATTCTAGTTGTGCAGAACCGTTAGGTAGAGTGCCACTTGTATGTGTTGGTTCACTACCACTTGTAGCAGTAGTACCAGCTCCACCAACAGGAACAACATAAAGGTTGTTCTTATACTTTACATATTGTCCTTCCGTTACAGGAACGTTTGCCGCCCACTCTGTATATGCAGGAGCAGTTACGTTCACAGAACGAACTTTCTTCATGTTGACAAATTCAAGATGATTAGGAGTAAACCTAACTGTATTGATATTGTCATTGATAAACCATAAGGTATTATCATTAGAACCTACACTTTGTTCTGCTAGGATGTATGTGTTACCATCTAGGTCACGGACACCACCTAGAGATGACCATGAACCAGTTCCTGAACTATAACCTTCATATTGATTTGTATCAGTGTTGTATCTAATACAACCATCTTTTACAATACCAGCAACAGGTCTTTCTGATGTATTACCAGATGGTACAGCAATAGCAGTATTAGATAAGACATCTGCAATTCTACCTGTATCAGGAACGAACTTAATATCAAATCCGCCAAGTGATTTGAATGCATTGTCAACATTTTCAATCTTTAAGTAATCACCAATTCTTACCTCACTACCCTTGAGGATATTAGTAACAGTAAGATCACCTGTTGTTGCTGCAAACTGAACCTTAGAACCTATGTTTAATGTAGCAGCAGTAACATTAACAATTCCAGTGAGAGGATCATCAACAGCAATATCAATATTTCCTGCAGCAGGACCAGCAAATGTACCGCATGTAATTGCAGTAGATGTTAACATTGTGTTAACAGTTGCATTAGCAATGGTTGCAGCAGTTGCTTCTGCTAGTGGTGTTGTAAGTTTTTGTACATTAAAGAAACCATCTTGTACAGTTCCTTTAACAACTTCTTCTACAATAACATCGGTTACAGATAACGAGAATCCACTACCAAATGTCTTAGGATTATTTGTACTAACTGTAATCTGTGCTTCATCGTTGTCATCACCACCTTCGTTTTGGTGATCTACATTTTCTGTGGCACAGAAGTAATAAAGAGTAGGTGTTGTATCTGAAACTTTAATTGTTACATTTGTACCATCAACAGTAACACCATCAGTATACGAAGAACCAAAGATGTTGATGATAACATCACCCGCTGTAGTTGGGTTTGCACTCAATGTCAATTGAGTTGCGCTGTCTACAGATGCAATAGTTGTATTGTCTGCGAAAATACCATCACCAGATACTTTCGATACAACCATGCCAACGCTAATTCCGCTGGTTGATGCTACAGTAATAATTTTACTATTAGTTGCTAATGTAGTAGAAAGATTTTCTCTCCTACTAGGTGCCCAGATACCATCTCTAAATTTAGATAGAGCAAAGTCATGACCACCATTTGTTCCATCACTAAGATCGAATGTATAACTGTTACCAGAATACACCGTCCAAGATGGTGTCATTACTGCTCCGTTACCATCATTTAGATCAATGAAGTAACGATATTCGGTTGCAGCAGTATCAATATCATATCCTGTTGTTGGAGAACTTACATTTACAAGAAGATCTCCTGCCTCAAATCCAAACCTATCTACTACAATGTAATCAACATTTCCAGCAGCAGTTGCAACTTTACGAACAACTACAGGAGTACCAGCAGCATTGACAGAGTTAACTGTGATTGTCAGGTTATCTGCAGGTGTAACACCACCAACAGATGCGCCAGGAATTGTGATGGTATCATTTTCTGCGTAGAAGGATCCTTCAGTTCCTGTAGTAATTACGGCAGACAGAATAGCACCAGTGTTGTCTCTCTGTACATCAAATGTAGCACCAACACCATTTCCAGATGTTGCACTCTGTGCTACCCCATTATATACACCATCAGATGCAGCTGCTACGACTGTAGAAACTGTTACTGTAGATGCTAAGATAGATCCACCTGCATCTCTTACTGTATCTCCTACAGTAAACGTAGAAGCAGGAATTGCATTACTTACAAAATTGATCTTATCAACCTGTAGATTAGTAACTGCATATACTTCTGGTTGTACAAGATCAAACTCACTTACTAATAGAGTATCACCAATAGTATATCCATTACCACCTTCTACAATACTTACATCACTAACAAAACCTAATGTTCCGACTGTATATTGGAATCCACTACCACCACCATACTCTGGTTCAAAGTTGACAACCATTGTACCAGCAGTAACTGGATTAATGGAAATTATTAAAGTAGTTGCATCTAGAATACTAGTAACTGTTGTACCAGCAATAATTTCACCGTTACCACTTACTTTAGTAACGAGCATTCCAGGAACAATATTTGCCGTAGAAGCAACTGTTAGATAACTTAAATTAGAATTAACAATTTTAATATCAGCATTACCAGGAATAGTTGGTCCCTCTGACATAGTGAACTGTGTTGCACTATCAACACTAACAACAGTTACACCACCAGGAATCTGTCCTGGATTATTAATGTTTTGTACAATTTCAACACCATCACCAACTTCAATACCAGTAGTATCAGAAACTGTAACTTGAGGACTACCAGCATCAATTGTAGAAACACTAATAGCAAGATCATTACCACCAGATCCTGGTTGAGCACCTGCAGAACCACCTAGAGTATTACCTGCAATATAAAGTAAATCACCTGGTAAGTAACCACTACCAGCTGCTACAATAGTTACACTGTCGTAGAAAGAATTACCACCACCTTCTGAGATAACAACATTAACAATTAATCCACTACCATTACTATTGATATTTTGTACAGAAATATTATTGTATGTTCTAGCATTACCAGTAGCATTACCTGTAAACTGAACTGCGGTAACACCTGCTGTAGAGGTGAAGGTAACACCATTAAAGGTCAATTCTCCTCTAGCATATGTGTTAACGTTACTAACTGCAGTTGCTAATGTGAGAACATCGCCAGTTTGATATCCAGTACCAAAATTGGAGATTTGATCTAATGCTTGAATAGAACCAAAATTACCACCAAGAGTAACTTGGAAACCAGAACCTAATGTTCCTGCATTAGCAGTGTTTGCATCATACAAATCTGCTGCATCAACACTAATAACATCTCCTGCTTGATAGAGACCATCGCCAGGAGCACTAACTAAGAATTCTGTGACACTACCACCAACAGTGTCGATTTCCATTTGGAATCCACTTTGCTGTGAATTTGGATCTGAGTGAGTAATAGCACCACCCATATTTGGGTGAACATTACATCCATAGTAAATTACAGCGTTTGCTGGTGCTGCTGGTACTGCATATGTAATAGTTCTATTAGTAGCAGCAAAGTAACCAGCGATAAATCCTGCTGCAGTTACTGTAACTCCGTCTAGATCATATGTAAAACCATCTGCAGCATCTAAAACAGTGTTAGAATCATCTTGTGTAGATGAGAAGAACATCGGGTGTGAACCGTTTGTTGCATCACTAACATCAAAGATATAAGTTTTACCTTTTAGTAAGTTAAAATCTCCTCCTTCAAATCCGTCAAGGAAATACTTGTTACCTAAAGAAGATTTAACTACAAATGTTTGTGTTCCTGCAAGAGGAATAGTTCCTGTTAAAACCTCGCCTGCTTGATACTGAGATGTGACAGATACGAATTCACTACTATCAACTCCACCAACAGGTTGTACACCACCATTCTGAACACTGAGATTCATCAGCATTCCTGTTCCAGTACCACCAGTCATTGGGATACTCTTGAATACCCCGTTTGGATAGTTGGTTCCAGAAGTTACTGTAGCGGCAAATGAACTAACAGTAATATCAGCAGTCATCTGCTGACCACTACCACCTGTTACTGCTACGTTTGTATATCCACCAGGACCATAGTTGATACCACCATTAGTAATAGAACCACCAATCTGATCAACTGTAAAGTCAATAAGGGCACCTGTTCCATTACCACCAAGAACAGGAATGTTTAGATATACGCCAGGTGTATATCCAGTTCCATTGTTTGTAATAGATCCACCAAATCCATCAACCTCAATACCTAAGGTAGCAGAGTCACCAGTACCACCAATTGCAGCAATTCCAGTGTATGTTCCAGCATCGTAGTTAGAACCAGCAGTTGCAATTGCAATGCCTGTTGTATCGAGGCTATTCTTCTCAATTACAAAATCTCTATAATACTTGACGTTTGCCGCTGAGAGATCAGATAATTTTTTACTGTTACTGGCAAATCCTAGTACACCTGTACCATTCCTGTAGATACCCAGTAGAGCATCATTTACAAATGCCAAACTTGGCGAGGATACTAGACCATCACCTAGTTTTAAGTTTCCTGTAGATAGATCAGATCCACCTGCAGTAACGTTGAAAATCTGAGCACTAATTTCATTAATCTTCAACCTTTGCTGTTCAAAGGTATCAGTACGTGCTACATTAGTTGCTGGCATTTTTTATTAACTCTCTTAGTAAGGACTTGATCTCAGAGACATCATTCTTCAACTTATTTATGTCGTCTAACGCGGAACCTAACTGTTTAGATTTACGTCTCGCATCAATAGCAGAATCGTCCAAATTTAAGATAGCACCAGTGTTTTGGTCTCTAACGAGACCATCATGTCCTTTAACTTTCACAAAGTCCATATGCGGAATTAGAATGCAGCAACAGCACGAATATCTTGGATCTTAGGAACATATGCAGGATCCACACCCATCATTACAATTTTAATTGCAAATGATGAATATTCTGGTAGATCTTTTACACTATATTTAAGGTCTTGATATGCAGATTGTTTCTCCACAATTCCTGAAATTGTGTTTTCGCTGGTAGCAATTTCAAATACATCTGGTTCTCCTTTTTCATTAAAGTAGATCCAATCAATATCCGCAAAGTTCTCTTGACTCGAAGCTTTCTTGAACTTGTAGAATACTTGTAGATTAGAAATGTCTTTGACATTTGCTAGGAGATGTACATCAATTGCAGTAGCTGGATTTGTAATAGCAACTTCTTTAGTTACATACTTGGCCGCGGCGGATCCATTCTTAGATGTATCTTCAGCAACAAAGTCGAAACCATCAGTATAAGTCAACTTACCAATCTCTAGATAAGATGCTTCGTTTTCTGGTTGATTTGGATACTTAACAAAATCACCTACACGGAAGATATCAGCAATTTGTTCTGCAACATCAGCATTTCTATTGTATAGAGTGTTGTCAATAATTCTATCATCGTAATTATCATTGATTGGATTGACATCAACTCTTAGAGTCAATTGTTGTGTTTGACTGTTCCAAATAGTTGTCTTACCAGTAATCTTATTGTCATATGTTTGAAGTATAGCATTTGGATTACGTGCTACAATAGTAGAAGCATCATCAATATCAAATAGAACTTGTGATGGATTAGAATCTACAGTTACATTTGTAAGACCCAACTGATTACCTAGAGTTACTGTCTCTCCTTTCTGGAAGAATTGACTTGTCTTAACCCTAACATATACAACTTGACCATCGACTCTCGCAATAGTTCCTGTTGTCTTTGTAGTTACACCTTTAATTGTCTGGTTGTCTTGTAGTTGTGTTGCACCGTTGCCAGCAAGATTGAACTGATAAACAGGATAGAACTCAATAACTTGATCTCTTCTACCATATCTGTTTTCCTTACCTTGAGCATTTTCAATTCTATTAGATACTGTTTTAACAGTAGCACTAGAAAGATCAATGATTGGACTCAAGTGAGACACAGTAGACGATAGAGTCATCTTATATGTAAGTGACTGAGATAAACCGTTTAGAGTTTCATTAATATTAGATGCAATAAACTTCTGATTTGTGAAGTAATGTGGTTCATTCAAGAACGTTCTCTCATATTCTGCTTGTGAATATGAAGTATAGTTTGTAGTTTTTGAATCCACAGGAACAACATCTGTTGTTTTAACTTCTGTATCTAAAGTAGTACCAGTGAATGAAAGATAACCAACTTGTGGGTACAATGTTTCATACTTTCTATTGTATGATGCATAAACAAGATCACCACCACCAACAGAATTTCCTGATGCTTGACCAGGTGATGTGATGTTATAGGAATCAATACCAGAGTTTGTTACTTCAAATAATGTATTGTTTAAAATAGATGATGTAATACCACCTGTCTCTAATGCAGTTCTATAGAAGACATAAGAGTGACCAGTATCTTCAAATCCATTATCTCTGTGATTTACTTTGACAACAGCGTTGTTATTTTTGAATAGTTTTGAACTGGAGTTGGTATTGGAACTTGCATTAGTTTCAAATGGATTTGAATCTAGAAGTTCGTAATTTAGAGAACTATTCTTAAGTAGAAGTTCTGCAGGTCTAGTTGTATCGAACTCAGCACGGTACATAGTGAACTTAAGATCTTCAAAGATATCTTCAGTCCAACTCTCTGTATTCTGTGAACGATAAACAGAACCTAGAGATGGTTGAGTTGTAATAACTGTGCTTGTAGCAATATCAGTTTCTCCAAGTTTAGAAGACCATAGTTCATAATCGATAGAATCTGTTTCAACTACGAGAGCATACTCGGTATCATTTTGTAAATATACAGGATTATCGAAAGCAAAGTGTGTTGGTGTGGTAGATGACGTGACATCGCCCGAATCGACCGCTACACCCATTCTAACTGCTGGTGTGTCTATCTCAATAAAGGTTTGGATTTCGCACCCTCCAGCGCCATTTCCGACCCCTCTGATAACGACTGAAGGTGCCTCTGTATATCCAAAGCCAGGTAGTGAGATCTCAACGTTATAAATCTTGCCATTAGAAACTTCAATGTTTGCGGTTGCATTAGAACCACCAGGAAGTTGTGGACTTTCAATACTGATAATTGCGCTATCATAATTAAGACCAGTATTAGTAATTCTAATATCAGATAACTTACCACTATCTTTTGCAATAGCAAGAACAAAATCAGTACCACTTGTAGCATTAGCAAGAGTTACAGATGGAATGATTAGATCTTCATTAGGAATGAACGATTTACCATTGTGGTTACTAAGAACAACTGTGTAAACTTGCTCATTAGTCAAACTATATCTGCCAGATGCAGTAGCTACTAGTTCTACATTGTTCTTATCAAAGATCTTAAGGATAGGACCAGAAGCAGAAGAAGATGCACCAGTTACATTCTCTCCTTTGAGAACTGACATATTTCCACTAGCAAAACATTTTAGAATTGTAGTTGGAGATAAAGTTTTTTCAGAACCAGGAATAATGTTCTTGGCAGGTTTTTCTGCATCTACATTAGTGATATATGTTTTGACTGGAATAGTGTTACTCTTCTTACTAAAGTAGAGATCAACTCCAGTAACGAAACAACCACCATCTAGATTCTCAACCTTAAAGGTTTGAGCTAGTGGATTTGGTCTAATAGGATTGTCAGTGTTACTTTCAATTAATTGTACACCTTCATTAGATTTGAAGATGGATGGTTTTGTAGATACAATTCCAGAAGGATTCTCTGGTAAAATACCAGTAGCATAATACTTGACTTCGGTATAAGAATCTACACCTAGTTTTTCTTCATTAGTTGCACTAGAAGTAAATCTGAATGTTAAGATACCAGAGGTGAAGTTTAACTCTTCTGCACTATTGTCATAACTTAATGTTCCGATGTCTCCAGTCCATGTTGCATTTTCTGATGGTGGAGCACCTGCAGGAACAACAATCAAACCAGATGCATTACCATACTCATCAGTTGTAATACTGCCATTAAATGCAGACAAGGAATTACCTGCAATACCAGTATATCTTAGGTCAGGGTTAACCCAACGAGAAATATCTCTTCCCTCTAGGAAAACATAGATCCTAGTATTAGGTTTCATTCTGCCAACTTTAAATTTGACAGGAACACTTCTAGTAAAGTATGCAAGAGATGTGGATACAACTCTATCACCAGAAGTTTTTGTTTGTACTCCTTTTCCAATCTCATTATTCTTAGGACTGATGTTAGAAGAACTTCCTACAGATGCAGATGTAACAGAAGTATTTGCTACCTGTGAATTAACTTCTCCAAGAGAGTTGATAGAAGTAAAGGAAGACGAAGCACCAACCCAGTTGATTACAAATGAATTGTGTAAACTTGAGAAACTTTCTCTGACATCTTCTTTTGCCAAGAAAATATTAAACAAGTCAGTATTAGTATCAACAACAACTGGTTCTACACTTTGATCATACCATTGATCAATAGAAGGAGTTAGTTCTCCATCACCAACATATTGGATTACAACAAATGGATTTGGATTTAATGTAGAAGATGCGAAACTATTTCCTAATAAGGATAGTGGTTGATATGGTAAAGTAACCATATTACCAGTTTTCTTATATCCAGCAACAGTTCTTTGATCTTCTCTAACGTTAACTTCTTTGAGTTCGATAGAATCTTCTTTAGATTGTGGTCTTAATACAGATTGTTGTGCATCAATAGCACATCTGTAATCTAATGAATTGAGATTACCTACTTTATGTGCTTCAAAGTTATCAACAAAGAATCCAGATTTAAATCTGTCTAGACCAATCTCATCCTTAACTTGCATATTAAGAGCTTGCTGCTCTAGGATGCTAAGTGTGGTATAATACTCAAGACGCTCGATACGCTTCTCTAGTTTACCGATGTCACGCATTGTGTAACGACGGTTATCAACTGGAGTAATTCTTACATCCTTACTGGTCTTTGTAAATGCAGGAATATGTGCATAGAACAGAGGTACAGCATCCTCAATAGGATCTGGTTTGGATGGGTTGAGAGAAGAGTTACCTTCCTTGACAATAAATTGTCCTTTCTTATCTAAGAAGATACCATCAATACGATCTAGATACTGTTTCTGACTAAAGGAGAATGTATACTCTAGTCCAAAATCTGGAGCAGGACTGCTAGCAATAACGGCACCAGCACCAGCAAAGGATCCTTCTGTCCTTTCTAGTGTAGCAGTATCAAGGAAGCCAGGAATAATAGCACTGCTATCTACCTTAGGTCTAAAGTCAATAACATTCTTGAGTTCAATAATACCAAGAACAGATGAATCGAATGTTGGGATTTCATCTTCAGCAACACCTGCTTCATGCAGATAACTGTCAATAGTGCAGAAATCACCCTGTGAATGCTCGAAGTAATCGAAAGCAATAACAAGTTGTCCTACAGTTGCTTCAAATCCAGGCTTCAATACGATACGGGATACATCATAAATTGTATCTCTCTGTCCATTGTCAAAAGTATATCTGGATGTTACATTAGTACCAGAAATTAGATTACCAGCAGTATCAATCTGAGGTGGTTGAGAAGGAGTTCCTTCATATACATATCTGAGTTTGAATGCATCAGAGTATGATAGAATTTCTACAACTTCTGTATCGTAATCTGTTCCTCTTAGAGGTACAACACGGTCACCAGCAGATGTAACTGTAATTCTCTTATTCTTTACAGCAGTTTTTAATCTTGGTTTTGCATTAGATACTTCTAATGTTGCAGTCAACTTAAGTTTAGGGAACGTTCCATTAGATGGTACAGTACCAAAGTAGTTTGCAGGTAGAGACAAACTAATACTACCAGATGTTAAACCACTAGATGTATCAGTAGAAGATGAAATTTCTACATTCTCTTCATCTACGTAGATAATATCACCACTAACAATATCAGGTGCATCACCTGGATTAAGCACAGTGATCATGTAGTTCTCTTCAGTGAACCTTGCAAATCTCTGTGTACCAAATGGTAACTGAGCAGCAAACGTTACTGTACCACCAGATGTAGAAGCAGTAGTTACAAAATCTCTACGGAAGTAATATTTGATCTTAGTGTCATCACCACCAGCAGAAATTTGAGAAACCTGCTTGCTTCCAGTAGGGAATAGAAGTGTGCCACTTGTAGAATTGTCTACCTTTGGACGCAACCTTACAATACTCGCATTTGTTACTGGACCTGGTAGAGCAGTATCAAAATAAATTCTAGATTTATATGCACCCTCTTGCTTAGTAGCAAATTGTACAATTGCTCTTACTAAGTTATTCTCATCATCAGAGAATTGTACTAGATCTCCTTGCTGTACAGCGTTTGCAGCATCAGCACTGAAACTAGTAGATTCTACAAAAGAAGATCCCTGTGAACCAGAGAATGTATAATCTGTTACAGTTTTAATTTCAGAATATTCTTGACTGTTAACTACAACGTCTGCAGAGAAACTGTTTGCATTTCCAGATCCATATGTACAACCAAGAGATTTTACATTCTGTGGGGTGTACGTAGTAACTGTATCTCTGTATAGAACAGGAACAACAGATGCTGCAGCACCAGGTTGTGATGCACCTTCAGGATTTTCTACAGTTACAGCAGGTGGTTGTGCATATTCGATGTTAACAGCATTTCTGTTAGAGATAGCAACTTTGTAAATAGCACCTGAATTTGATTTACTAATAAGAATTTTAGATGAATCAAACTTCAAACCATTAATCAATAGGGAGCAACCATCAGCATACCCGATACCTCTCTTCTGAACAACAAAGTGAGAAAGAGTATTTTCTTTAGCAATTCTTACAGTATTACCATCCTCATCTCTAATTGTCTCACCAGGCAAGAATCTACCAGATAGTGTTTTGACAAATAGGAGGTTGTTCGTGGTGTACACACCAGCAGGAGTTCCCTCTACAACGCCGTATGCTCCACTATCTACACCAAATACATACTTACCTTCATCATACCCAGAAGGGACAGTTTCTAGGACGATTTTAGTGAAGAATTGAGGATCAAAATAAGAGATTCCAAATGTTGTGTTGTATGCATTAGATCCAGCAGCAAGACGACCTTTGGATAAGATAATATCAGAATCTGAATTGAAACCATCGCCTCTCTTCTTAAGGAAGAAATTGTTTGGTTTAGCTTTACCAACAACAGGTGTGATAGTATTAGAGTAATCTACAATAAAACCAAATTCTTGACCATCAGTTGATGCATCAGATTCTGACAGATAAATGTTTCTACGGAAATCACCATCAGAAAGATCATATTCTAATAGTAACTGTTCTAGTTCGTTCTTAGGACCATAAATGGTCAACTCCAAAAACTTGACAGATTCTTCTGTATTAATTAGTGGTTTGTTTGTAGTAGCAAACGATAGAGTTTTGAACGATGAGATAGCAGTTGGTGTTCCTAAATCACTTCTGGTTTTGATGAAATATAACTCACCATATTGTGATTGGAAAGTGCTATCGGTTACAGAACCAATCAGATTCACTGGATCTGTAACTTGAATAGTAATAGTTTTAATACCATCATTAGGAGAGAAGGTCAATCCTCTTCTATCAATTGTTTGTCTGTGCTCTGTTGATAGTTCTGTATTGTTTAAACCAATAGAACCATCATTAAATGTTGAATATAAAAATACGTCAGGATATGCAGTCAGGTCGGATCCTTCCTTATTCAAAGGAACGCTACCATATACATTAGTAATACTGTAAGAAGGTAAACCTCTTGATTTGATATTTACATTCTCAGTAGAGAGACTTTCTCTTGCTTTGTTAATTTCTAGATACTTAGTTTCTTTATTAACAATCTCATAACCTTTAATGTATGCTTTACCAGGACCAACGCTAGCAATCATCTTTCTAGCAGATGTACCAGCATCATATCCATTGTAGAGACCAAACTCATCTACAGCATAGAGACCCTTGTTTCCATCCTTCTGTGCCCACTCCCTGACATCAACAGAAAAGTTGTCAACAACATAGTCACCAGATTCATCAAATGTTCTACGTGCTAGAGTTTGCTCTAGTACACTAAAATCTGTAGAGGAAACTTTGCTTTGTACTTGTCCTTTAGAAACAGTAAGAAGTTGAATGAAGTTCTTGTCGGTAATTGCACCAAGTTCAAACTCTTTTAACTCTAAACTAATTTTTAATCTGTGTGCACCAGGTGCAGTATAGTTAGAAGAACCAATAGAATTATCATATAATGATGCTTCTTCCTCAGGAGTTACAATTTCTTCTTTAATTGTAAAACCAATTTTTGCAGATGGTTTGTTATAATATTCGTCAATAACTAATAGTTCTTGATCACAACGAACAAAATAACCATTAACAAAGTAAATACCTTCTTCTACCTTTACAGCAGAACCGAATCCCATTGCAGGACTCTCTAATGAAGTTACTTCATTTGTATCAGGGTTTGTTACATTAATACTAGTAGGTAGAACACTACCATCTGTACCAACAACTAGAAGCGGTGTATTAACACCATCAACAACTTCTAACGTTTCACCTTGGCGGAAGGTTGGTTCTGTGTTGGAACTACCACTATTGATGTAATTAACATACAATGTATCAGCGGCAGATTCTGTTGCTAAAGTCGTTGCGAGAATAGTAGCTTTGACACCAGAAGTTAAACCAATCAGTTGTTGACCGACTAGTTGTGTAATATCATATTTCTTATAAACAATATCGTCTCCTTCCGAGACCGCAACCTCAGAAACAGACGATAGTTTTACGTAATCTAATTTTGTGTTGAGACCAACCTCACCAGGAATGACAAGTTCACCCTGCTTGAATGCGTATTTGCCAAAACTTTCTACTTGGTTCTGGAGGATCGATTGTAACTGAGTTAATTCTCTAGTTTGAATCGAGTAACCAGGACGGAATAGAATTTTATAAAAATTCTTATTCGCATCAAAGTCCTCGTAGTAAGGGCTTACATTTAAATTAGTCTTCTGTGGCATCGTACTCCGCCAATAATACTAGTATTCTCGTTGAAGTATTTAGCGAACTAATCAAAGAGTATCAGAACTCGATTACTAGTTTGATGTCTTCAATCTGGTCAGGAGCACGAGTAATGAGACGACGGTTCTCTACGTAGATCACATTACCAGAGTTATTTTCGATCTCTGGGTTAGCAAGACCACTTGCAAATGTGGAACCTAATAGAGCAGAACCATAACTTGTATCTACATTACCAGAAGCGGTAGAAGATTCTCCAGTAACAGCATTAGAACCATTGCTCTCGAATGCTCTTACAACACCCTGATCTGTGTGTGCATCATTGGTTTGGATGTACTTAAGAACACCAGCAGTTGTAGAACCGCTATCTAGTGTCCATGATACAACTGTACCATATGCTGTACCACCACTTACAGTTTGTTGGATCTTCTCGTCAACAGAGAAATCTGCGTTAGCACCAGTAATCTTAAGTGCCTTTAGACCAGAAAGTGTGTCATCTGTTGCAAAGGTTGTAGTACCATAGTTGTATGGATCAGCAATGATACCGATACGACGGAAGTCGTTATCTACAGGGAAGTCACCTTGACCTTCAGAGTAAGTAAGACGAATGTTAGTCATAACACGCTTACCATTTAGTTCTGTCTCGTGATCGGAACCGTGACCACCTGCAGGAGGTAGAACAATTTCGATAGCACCAACAGCAGTAGCACCAGTTGTGACTGCGCTGCTTAGACCAGCATCAGAGAAGAGGTTACCATTGCCTAGAAGAACATTAGCATAGGTATAACCAGTTCCACGAGCTTCAATCTCAGCAGAGGTGATTGTACCTGCACCATTTGTTACAAACTTAACCTTACCACCAGATCCATCACCTTTAATAGATGTGTATAGGGTCTGTGATGCAGGAAGGTTAGCACCAGCGTTCTCAACTAAAGCAACATCAACAGCACCAGCAGTAGCAAGAGCTACGGTTGCCTGTCTAGATGAGTTAGCAGGAAGAACGATTGGCATGAAGTCCGAAGAAAGGAACTTCAGTACATCATCAGTTGGGATGGTGTACATATACTTCCAAATATAACCAGCACCAGTTGTCTCTGTGTAGATACCAGTAGCAGAATCATAATTAGCACCTGCTACAGTTGGTTCTTCAGTAGCGTTTTGTCCAGTGCTGTTGGAAGGGTCTTCACCATTGTAAAGACACTTGAATACTTCATATGCGGAGTTCATGACATAGAACTTAGCATCTGCAATGCTGTTTGCACCTGTTGCAGTTTGCTTACCAATTTGACCACCGCCACCAGGAGTAGCAGAGTAGTCAGGTTTCCACATGTCAAACTTAGGGTTAGCAACTAGATCCCAGTTGTAACGACGGATAACTGTTCTTGCAAAAGAATCAGTAATACGCTTTGCGGCAACTAACTCGTCATATAGTGCTCTCTTCTCGCTTTGGTTGTCAAGAGGAAGAGGTGGAACATCTTCAGTAGCGTAACGATATACACCAGAAACTGCTTCGGCACCAGTGTCAGAACCGCCAGCACCACCACTTCTGCCTTTTAGAGCAGAACCAAGAGGAGGAGCAGAGTTAACACCGTTGCTACCAAAAACGTCGGTCAAAAGAAGGGCACTATCATAAACTGCAGCAACTGTGGCACGGAAAGCGGTGGAACCATATGTTCCAACATACACTTCGTTGCCAACTACAAACGCCGTCGAATTTTGTGTGTGAACCTCTAAGTAAGCTTTCCAGGGTTGTGGGCGTCCCACAAAGAAATACATTCTTGAGCGTTCCGCGCTGGTATCGTTGGGACCTTCCGTTAACGATTCCAGGAATTGTTTAGCATTAAAGATTCTAAACTTATCAGAGATGATAGCAGCCATTGGTCTTCTGTTCCGACGTAGTGTTTGTGCCTGAGTTATTTATATTTATAGCAATATTTATTAAATTGGGAACGGAACTAACTCATCTCCGTTCGCAATGGTGTTTGGACCTCTCACCAGAGTGCAACCAGTAAAGGAATTTACGGTTTTGCCTGTGTACTGTAGAACTGACCCTTGACCTGTGAAAAGGTAACCCTCATCAGGGAAGTAGGTTGTCTTCTGTGCATTAAGAACACTAGGAATACTTCCAGCATCCAGAGAACTAGTAACTGGATTTTGAATGGATGGATTTCCTAAATTGAACTTATCACCTGCCTTAGTGTAACTAGAATCTGCTCTATCACTGAAATCACCAATAGTCAAGGCAGGGAAGTATTGGGTGATATCTCCAATACTAAATCCAGATACATTAGCAGTTCCATCATCGAAGGAGATGTACTGCCAGTTGCCAATTGTTGGTCCTACATTAGATTTTAGATAGTTACCAACGTAATCATTAGTTCCAAACAATTCATTTCTGACTACAATAATAGTACCGTCACGTTTGGTGACAGTATAGTTACCTTGAGCATTTTCAATTAAATCAACTTTATTTTGATTTCTCTGTTGTACTGGATCATTGATGAATGCAGTTTCCTGATATCCATCAACAACACCACCAGGAGGTGGAGTAACAACAATTTCAAATGCTTCTTTTGTAATAGAGAAGTCAGCAGGTGCAGAAACTTGTCTTTGTGTAAATCTTTCAAACTGAGTATCATTTACACCACCAGCAACCATCGTGAAATCACTTTCAGATTCGATAGTAACGATACCAGCAGAGATAACACTAATATCTTCAATCTGTCTTAGATATGTTCCAGCAGCCCAGAATTGTTCTGTGGTGTTTTCATATCCTCTGAAGATTTGTAGGAATCTATCAGGTAATTTCTTACTATAGAATATAATTTCATTACCAACTAGTATTCTTCCATTAACAGCAAACTTGGTAGTATCAGGAATGTATACTTCAGTATCACCAATAGCAAGATCAACATCAAGATATGCAGCATTCTCAAAGTAATTGTAATTCGCAATAGAATTATTTTCAATTTCTACTTGTACTGTAGTAGTAACTGCTCTAGAAATTGTTGATATGGAGTTAAGAGATACAATATCTTGTACTGCTCCAGTAACAACAGATACACTATCTTGTAATCTTAAGACACCACCAACTCCTTCAATCTCAACAGGTTCTGGTTCGATGTATATAATCTTTGCCATGCCAGGTTGATCTGACTCAGGTGGCATATCAAATCCACCGCCAGCAAGATTAGATGTTGGTAGTCCAGTAGCACCAGTTTGAAGTTCTGACTCGATCACTCTATTTTGATCTGCTGGCATCTGTACAGGCAGAGAACTGATACCAGTTACATTTGTAAGACCAGCTTCATCGATTTCAGATACAACCGAAATCGCAGTCATACCAAGGGTTTCAATGTATGGGTTGATACCAATATTGATTAATGAAACACCAACGTCTCTTTCTGTTAAGATGTCAAATCTTCTAGTTGCAATAACCTTAGGAGCAGTAGTATATCCAGAACCACCATCGATTAGATCGACACTGATTACTTGACCCTTACTTACTAGAACATTTGCTCTAGCACCACCACCATTACCATCTAAAGATTCAAACTTAAGAACAGGTGGTGTATAATACTGATATGCAGTAGGTTGTGTGATAGGATCATAACTACGCTGGTTCCATGTCAGTTTAGTAACAGTACCATTCTCAATAGTTGCAACTACAGAAAGACCTTCACCTCTAGTAATTCCAGTATAACTTTCAATTGATACTGTACCAAAAATATTATTTGTAGTTTGCTCTCCATCTCTACCATCTTTACTGATAGCTTCAGATGGAAGTTTCTTAATGCGTCTGAATCCTTCTTCACCTTCTACTCTAATCTTATCATTATTTGAAAGGTATACAAATGGTTGTTTGTATGTCTTGCCAAGAATAGTTCCAGACCATATTCCATTATCATCTTTTAGAAGTTTTCTTCCATACTCATCCTCTTTGAATGACAGTACAGGACTAGAAACTGAAATAGTAATACTTCTAGTATATTTGCCTTTAACAGCAAATGTGAAACCAAGACCAGATTCTATAACAGGGTTTTGACATTTAAGATCAAAAGTTACATTATTAGCACCAGTTCTAAATGGATTACTAATTTCACCAATTATATTGTATGTTCCATCTCCTCTCTCTTGCCAAACATGAATTGCAGTTCCAACTGCATCACCCATCCAGTCATACTTAAGAAGAGTATCTAATGTAGATTCAAGAGCAGAGAATTGTAATAC